GTGTAACTGGTGGTAGCCAGACAGTGGTGGACTCATCATACAACCCTCTTTCAATAAATGAGGATTACTTCTTCCCACAAACTAGTGAAGGTCGCGGATCAAAAGTTGAACTACTGCCAGGTGGTACAAACTTGGGTGAAATTGACGACTTAAAGTTCTTTACTAACAAGATGTTTAGAGCGCTGCGTATCCCAAGTAGTTACTTACCAACAAGTTCTGATGATGGTGGCTCAAACTTTAACGATGGCCGTGTTGGTACAGCTTACATTCAAGAGTTACGTTTTAACAAATACTGCGAGCGTTTGCAAACACTAATGAATGGTGTGTTTGATTCAGAATTTAAACTGTACTTGCATACCAAAGGCATTAATATTGACAGCAATATCTTTGATGTCAAATTTAATCCACCACAAAACTTCGCAGCATACCGTCAAGCAGAAATGGATACCGCCCGTGTGGGAACATTTAGCACCATGGTTGCAGTGCCGTTTGTTAGCAAGCGATTTGCAATGAAGAGATTCCTGGGCATGACTGCTGAAGAGATTGCAGAGAACGAAGTAATGTGGCGTGAAGAAAACATTGACACTGATCAAAGTCTATCAGCAAGTGCTGAATTGCGGTCAGTTGGTGTGTCTGCAAATTCAATTTCAGGAGATTTAAACAATTTAGCAATGGCACCAAGTATGCCAGCTCCTGAAGAAGCACCCGGAGCTGAACCAGCCGGTGGCACACCTCCTCCGACCCCACCAGGTGCAGCGCCAACAAATCCAACACCAACTTGATAAATAGAAATATGTTGCTACGAGAATTTATCTATTTCGATGAAAAAAGTCCTTCACCCAAGGAAGATGATCGGTACTTGTCTCAAAATGATACTTCAATTTTGAGAAATACAGATACGAGAAAGTCTCGACTAACCTTGGGAATGATAAACTCTTTGAGACGAGCAAGCGAAGCACACGATAAAGAAAAACAAGAAGAGCTTGGTTTGATTAGAAAAATGTATGCAGCACCGCCTCCAGAAGAATCAGCTGCACCTTTATAAATAAAAGTTTAGCAACTAAATAGGCAAAAATGTAGGATTTTTGCCTATTTTGTGTGGCTATTTCAAAAATACTGTAAATAACAATACAGCCATGCCGCTTGCATAACTATGGAGAATACACATGTCAACTAAGTTTGAACAACTATTAGATTACCTTGTAAATGAGGAAATGGATAAAGCCAACGAGCTTTTCCATGAAATTGTCGTCGAAAAGTCCCGCGACATTTATGAGTCTTTGATTGCTGAAGAAGCAGAAGAAGATGAAGAAATGGATGAAGGTGTTGAGGATGAAGAGTCCGACGAAGAAGAAATGGATGAAGGTGTTGAAGAATTAGAAGATTCTTACAGCATGGAAGCTGATGACGACAGCACTGCATTCCGTGGTGATGGCACTGATGATTTCGAAGATGAAATTACCGCCAACGATGACGGAATGGATGACGAAATGGACAGCGATGAGTTCGATTCAACTGGTGGCGACGATCAGGCAGTGTTTGACATTAAAAGCGCCATTGAAGAGCTAGAAGCTGCTCTCGAGAAGCTAAATGCTGGTGGTGACACTGATGCCGACGCTGATGCTGATTTTGGTGACGAAGAATTCGGAGACGAAGAAGGCGACGAAGAATTCGGAGACGAAGAAGGCGACGAAGAAGATGATCAAATGATGGGTATGTACGAAGGTCGCAGAATGACTCGTGAGTACCGTGAAAAAGTTGGTAATGACTGGGAAAAGAACAGTCAAAAGACCCAAGGTCAAATTGTTGGTGCCAACACTGGTGAAAAAATGCCTGGTTCCAATGAAGGTAAAAGCCCAATTAGCAGTGGCAAAGGCAAGCCCACAACTGGTGCAAACGCTAACAACATTTTAGGCAAGAGCGCTACTGCTGCTGAAGATGGCACTAAGCCACACGGCAAAGTTGGCGGTCTAGTCAAAGGTGGTGGAAAGTTCACTAGTAGCAGTACCCATAATGTTGACAATGTCAAAAGTGGTGTAAAAACACTAAGCAAAGTCAGCGGCGGCCACGGCGCTGAGAAGAAAGGCGCTGCACCTGGTCCAGTTGGATCTGGTTCTGGCGACAAAGCTGGGCAAACTAGCATTGCTCCTGAAACCAAGAAGCAATTCTTACCACAGCATACAAAATAATAGAGTATTGGGATGTCAATACTGTATCTAAGAGAACACCTAAGCTTTGATCAGTCAGGCATAGTGATGGAATCTGATCCAAAGGATGGCAAAAGCCTTTATTTAAAAGGCATTGCTATCCAGGGTGGCATCCGCAATGCTAATCAGAGAATTTATCCTGTTGACGAAATTGAACGAGCTGTAAAGACACTTAACGACCAAATTCAAAATGGTTATAGTGTTTTAGGTGAAGTCGATCATCCCGATGATCTAAAAGTTAACTTGGACCGAGTTTCACATATGATTACTCAGATGTGGATGGAAGGTCCAAATGGATATGGGAAGATGAAAATCCTCCCAACACCAATGGGCAACTTAATTCGCACAATGCTTGAAAGCGGAGTAAAACTTGGCGTAAGTTCACGCGGTAGCGGTAACGTTAACGACGGAAACGGTCATGTATCAGATTTTGAGATCATTACGGTGGATATTGTTGCACAACCCAGCGCACCAGGCGCGTACCCAACTCCTGTTTACGAGCATATTATGAATACTCGTGGTGGGAATCGTGCGTTCCGTGTTGCACAAGAAGTAAAAGAAGATCCAAAGGCCCAAAAATATCTTCAAGAAAGTCTCTTGAATATTATTAAAGGTCTAAAATAAGCCCGAGGAGAAATAGATGTTGGACGCATTCAAGCAATTAGTTGAATCTGGCGTAATGTCAGAGGAAACCAAATCAGTTGTCGAGGCAGCATTCACTGCTAAGATTCAAGAGAATCGCGACCAAATCACCGCTGAACTTCGTGAAGAATTTGCACAAAAATATAGCCATGACAAGAGCGTTATGGTTGAAGCAATTGACAAGATGTTAAGCGAAAGATTGGCCGCAGAAATGGCCGAGTTGTATGAAGATAAAAAAGCACTAGCAGAAGCTAGCGCTGCTTATCGTCAGGGAATTACATCTAATTCTAAGAAATTAGAAGGATTTGTGATCCAGCAACTGGGCAAAGAACTTGTCGAATTTCAAACTGATCGTAAACGTGTTTCTGAAAACTTCCAAAAGCTTGAGCAGTTCGTTGTTAAATCACTTGCAAAAGAGATTTCAGAGTTTGCAACTGACAAACGTGACCTAGCTGAAACAAAAGTCAAGCTAGTACGTGAAGCAGCAGGCAAATTTGATGAAATTCGCAAAGAGTTTATCAAGAGAAGTGCTCGTGTAGTTGAAGAAACAGTTACGAAAAAATTAACATCCGAATTACGTCAGTTGAAAGAGGATGTAGAAAGTGCCCGTAATAACGATTTCGGTCGTAGAATTTACGAAGCATTTGCTCAAGAGTTTAGCGCAAGTTTTTTAAATGAAAAGTCTGAAACAAGTAAATTGTTAAAGATTATTCAGAAAAAAGAACAAGAGCTATCTGAAGCACAAAAACAAATTCAGGAAAAGCAGCAACTTGCAGAGTCTAAAGAGCGCGAACTCCGTGTTCAAAAGGACCTAATGGAACGTAAAGCTGTTATGGCTGAAATGCTGGCTCCATTGGATGCAAGCAAAAGAGAAGTAATGCAATCTCTACTTGAAAGCGTACAAACTGTCAAGTTGGGTGATGCATTCGAAAAATACCTACCCGCAGTAATGGAAGGCGAGAAAAAAATTAGTAAAAAAACTATGCTTGCTGAAAGCAAAGTAGTTACTGGTAATCGCGAAACAAAGCCTGAGGTAGGCTTAGATAATATTGTTGATCTTCGCAAACTGGCGGGATTGATTAAATAATAATTCAAGGAGACAAAGAAATGTCACAACTTTTAAATGAAAGATGGTCCGAGACCAAAGAAGCTCTACTTGAAGGCCTACAAGGTAACAAGCGTGCTACCATGGGCGTATGCCTAGAAAACACACGCCGCCACCTGGCTGAAAGTGCGACTGCTGGCGCTACCAGCACTGGTAACATTGCAACCCTAAACCGTGTTATTCTACCAGTTATCCGCCGTGTTATGCCTACCGTTATTGCTAACGAAATCGTAGGCGTCCAGCCAATGACTGGCCCTGTTGCTCAGATCCACACCCTGCGTGTTCGTTACGCTGATGATGGTGACGGTGTTGTAGCAGGTGAAGAGGCACTGAGCCCATTCAAGATTGCTGCCGCTTATAGCGGTAACAACAACAATTCCGCTCCCAAGGCTGACACCACAGCTAATCTGGAAGGCCGTCCTGGCAAGCGTATGAGCATCCAGATTCTGAAGGCACCTGTCGAAGCCAAGAGCCGCAAGCTCAGCGCTCGCTGGACCTTCGAAGCTGCACAAGATGCACAAGCTCAACAAGGTATCGATATCGAAGCAGAAATCATGGCCGCTCTGGCACAGGAAATCACTGCTGAAATCGACCAAGAGATTTTAGCTAGCCTGCGTGGTTTAGCAACTGTTGAAGAGACTTATGACCAGTCACTGGTTAGCGGTACTGCAACTTTCGTCGGTGACGAGCATGCTGCTCTGGCCATCCAGATCAACCGCGTTGCTAACCTGATCGCTCAGCGCACACGTCGTGGCGCTGGTAACTGGGCTGTGGTTTCTAACCAGGCTCTGACCATCCTCCAGTCTGCTACAACTAGCGCTTTTGCTCGTACTACTGAAGGTACTTTCGAAGCTCCGACTAACACCAAGTTTGTTGGTACTCTGAACGGTGCTATGCGTGTTTATGTTGACGCTTATCTGCGTGACAGCGACGACAACAACCAGGTTCTGATTGGTTATAAGGGCACCAGCGAAGCTGATGCTGCTGCATTCTATTGCCCATATATTCCTCTAATGAGCTCTGGTGTTGTGCTTGATCCCGCAACTTTCGAGCCAGTAGTTGGCTTCTTGACTCGTTACGGATATGTGGAATTAAACAATACCGCTTCGAGTTTAGGTAACGCCGCAGACTACCTGGGTAAGGTTGCAATTACCCATGCTAAAGTCAGCTTCAAGTAATCCGTTACTTGTCTTACTACAAACCCGCTTCGGCGGGTTTTTTCTTGATTAAATATAAATCATGTGTTATAACATAGTATGTCTGAAAATATAAGAGACCAAATTTTAGAATTAGTAACTGCTAAACCCAAACACTATTC